CTGTTATTGCGGGTGACCGCCTGAATATTGTAGTCTTTATACAGGTCTCTCACATACTTGTCATCGTTGTACGACAGTACAAATCTGCCCTTGATCTGGTGAAGAACCCTGCAGAGCCGCTCATGGTCATCCTCGGTAAATTTAACAGTGTAATGCCGCTCTGTCTTGTGGTATGGAGGGTCGCAGTAGAATAAAGCTTTCTCACGGTCGTATACCTTGATAAGATCCTCAAAATCTTTGTTTTCGATCACTACTCCATCCAGTCTTGCCTCGATATCTGCGAAATTATCTGTGTTAAGCCGCTTTTTGTTGCAGCCGAACGTTCTCAGACTTGCTCCGAAGCCTGTCTTGACAAGCACATAGAACATAGCAGCCCGCTGAATGTCTGTAAATCCGGTTACAGATATGCGCTCACGGCAGTCAAGGAACATTTCCCGGCTGTTTAAATAGTATTTTATCTCCTTTTTAAGCTCATCAGAATGATATTTTAAGCATCTGAAAAAGTTGACCAAATCACTGTTGGCGTCATTATAGATCTCTAGATCAGCGTGTTTGCCTTTTGCAAAAAGTATAGACCCGCCTCCGCCGAATACATCGATAAATCTGTTGTAGCTTTCTGTAGGCGGGAAAGACTTGATGATCTTACTTTTAAGCTGGCTCTTTCCACCAATCCATGGTATTGGACTTTTCATAAATATGACCTCCTTCTAATATAGTATACAGCTCCGAGCGGATTGCCCGGAGCTGTTACTTTTAAATCTTTTTTAGCCAATCAGCAACAACATAATAATGCTTGCGACCAAGCTTGATTTTTCTCCAGTAGTGACCGTGATGCAATTCATAAAAATCATCAGCGACTTTTACCGGAGTATTATCTTCGAGAACGCCAACAATCGTTCCGGCGGTGAAGTTGCAATCGCTCCTGTAATTAAGCCTAGTGACTGTCACCATTTGGCTGTATGATGTTTCTTTTGTATCCATAAGCTACTCCTTTACTTTATCGTTACAGACAGCTTTTTAATAAATTTAGTCCCCGCAATACCGTTCTGAGTATAGCCCCACTTTTTCAACAGAGTATTGACCGCCTTTAGGGTACCGTCTCCGAACGTGCCGTTGTTGTCAAGTTTGTACCCTGCCAGCATAAGGAGCTGTTTCAGTGCAAGAACTCCATCGGATTTATCACCTTTCTTAAAGCCCGAACTGTCAAGTACCTTAGACGTGCTTGTGTTAGTAGCCTTAAACCCGTTAAGCCCCTTAGCCTTTATCACAGATGGGTAATCCACATAGCAGTAATCCATGTCTACCGGCACGGAAACACCGCTGACCTTGCCCGTTGAACTGTACTGCCACATACCGTATGTGCCGCCGTAGTTGCACTTGCTGTTGTATTCTGCAATCCACAGTGCATAGCGTCTTGCGACATCATTTGTTATGTAAGTCTGGAGCGGACTGCGGCTGATATACAGACCTGCGAAGTAGCCTGCTTCCTCCAGCGCAGTGCAAAAAGTTTTTACCATGTCGGAGCATACCGTTTTACCGCGTGCAAAAGCTTTCTGCCACTCCAGATCAAAGTAAATCGGGTATTCAAAAGTTTTGCCCTTGATGTAATCGAGACAAAGAACTGCGTCCTGTTTCGCACCGGATACCGTTGTCTGCCATGTATAGTAATATGCACCGACGTCAAGCCCAGCTGCCTTTGCATTTTTGTAATGCGTTTCAAAAAGCGGGTCTTTTACTACACAGTTCTTCGTGTGATCCCAGTTATTGCATCTGATAATAACAAAACTGTAGCCCGCCGCTTTGACCTTTGCGAAATCTACGTTTGTCTGATACATAGAAACATCAATGCCTTTAATTGTCGCTGCCATGATAATTATCCTCCTTGTTATTTTTATAGTTTTTCTGATACTGCGTGCCGAAATAGAACGATATCACCACAGTAAACACCGTGATGAACTGCTCTGCTGAAATCGTGCGGCGCAGTGCCAGCACGCAAAACACCGCTGTCAACAATATCGTCACGATAGACTTGACGTCTATAAGCTTTGCAAATTTCTGTTTCATATCTTGCTCACTCCTTTATCTCAAAAGCAAATCTGCTTAACAGATATTTCTTGCCGTTAAGCAGCACTGTCTGCGTGGGCACTGCATAATCAGGATAGTAGTCGCTGTCATTCTGCCCCGATGTGTGTGAAAGAATGTGATAAAGGTTTGTAAAGCCTTTGTTCAAAGTCGACGATGTCACAGGTGTGAAAGAGGTCAGCCACTTGCGCCGACACACAGGTCTGACAGGCACAGACTTTATCGTCATTCCGTCAGTAAATACAGAACATAACCGTATGTTGTTGTCTGCACAGCTTGTTGCCAAGCCGTACCCCTTTTCCTGCGTTTCATAGTCTGTTACCTCGCCGATAACGATGTTAATGCCTGGGCGGTCATTCTGATTGCCGTCAATGCCTATGGCTGCCAAGCCGTCCTGTTTGTATATGACCCAACGCCTTTTTGGAGAGATGTTGCTATAAGTTCCAACACATGGACAAGTCAAATCTTCCGTTCGCAGGTCAATCCAGCCGTTTGTTCCCGTGTCGCTGAATTGACCACGCAGAAACACCTCATCAGTGACCCACAGATTGAATACAACATCATTCGTGCTGAGTGTTGCACCCTCGCCCTCATAGACTATCTTTTTAAAGTCCCACACCTCGATAAGCTTTGTTATCAGCCCTCTCAGTCCGTCTGTGCCCTCATATATTTTCATCTTCGACCGCCTCCGCTATGCCTGTTATACCTATATTTCCGTACGCTTCTCCCACTGACACTCCCACAAGGCTCTGTCCGCTCGCCATATCGGGTATAGTGTCGATAATATCCATATTGCCGTTGAAGTCCTCGATGCTGAACCTGTCCGACCTGTCGGGCTTTTTAAGTCCGAGATTTTCCGTGAAACTAGCCAACTATACTTCCCCCTTCCGCATTTTTGCCGACTATGAGATAGTACACCTTGAAAGCGTATGTGCCGCCCTGGTCTGAGGTGTGCTCAAGGTATGCCTCCCAGTCGATGTCCCTGCTGTTGCTTGCGACTTTGTATTGAAAACTCTGCGACTTGAAGTGCTTTTTGCCCCAGTCGCACACCATAAACACCGCAGGGTTAGTGACCCCCGAGGGTATCATGCCTGTGCGTGTATTGTAAGTCCATTGTGAGCCGTTGTCGGCGTTGACCTTCATATTCACCGTGAAAGACCCCCACCGCATATACAGTGGGTAGAGCCTGTTCACAAGACTTACTATCTGCGCCGCTGTCTTTGCACGAAACACCGCTGTACCGCCGTCTAAAAGCTCGTCCGTCTGTTCGCCCGAGTACCGCAGCTCATACTCCTCCTCGCCGACTATTTCTTCAAGTGCCGCCACTCTCGCCGTAAGCTGCTGGATAAGCTCCTCGGTGGTGGGCGTTGTCTGACCTGTGTCTGCTGTATCGGCAGTTTTCTCCGCCTGCGTATCAGCTACAGTTGTTATCTCGTTCTCGTCCATAATCTCGCCTCCTAAAGCTGTTCTTCCACAGACAGACCCACCGCAGAAATATCGGCTGAAAGTCCGCCGTCAAAATTGAATCCTATGTTAGTTATTGGTATATCGTAGCTTTCGCCGCTTTCGCTGACGTATGTTATCACGTCCCCGACGTCAAATCGTGGGTCGCCAAGGCGGTGAAAAAGCTCCGTTGTATACCACGAAAAGCCGCCTATCCTATGCCACAATGACCGCAGCAGCGACATTGTCATATATGGATTTTCAAACTCCAGCACACGCCCTGCCGAGCCTGTGGTGTTGCCCAGCCGCAGAGTTTCGCTGTCGCTGACCTTGCAGACAATGCCTGCAAGGATATTCGGACGTTCTCCCAGTGTTGGCAGGTCGATAGTGTTGTTGTCCAGTATCTTCACGCTCGAGCCGTACCATTTGCGGACGTACCGCCCGAAGCGGTCAACGTACCCGAACTCACCCTGTGCCGAAGCTATGTAGCTGAGCATCTGCCGCATTGTGGTGTCTTTGGGTATAGAGCTTATTTTGAAGTCGAAGTTTGCGGTCTTTAAGCGTATATGCCCCTTGCCGTAGAGCCTTGCTCCGCCCTTTACACGGAGTTTTGCAGGGATGGTATAGTCGTTGCCGTTTTGCAGTCCAAGCTGCTTGCATATGTCGTCCTCGACAGCCTTTGACCACGCAGGTAGCTTGACCTTTGGCACATAGGTCTTGTCGGAGAAGTAAAGCCTATCCGCAAAAGTGACCTCAGTATTTCCGCCCGACTTTTTCGATTTCACGCAGGTGAACCGCCCCAGAGGTATTCTCTCTCCGTCAAGCACCTCTCCAAGCTTGCTTATCTGCTCCACTGTCAGCTTTGAAAGTTCTGCGTAGGTGTAGGCTTCTAGGGTGGAGTAGGTGGTCACGCCTGTGAGGTCTGCAAGGTACAGGGACAGGTCATACTCTTTGCCGAGGAAACGTGTTTCAG